CGATGATTTTATGACCTATAACAGTGGTGATTGGACAATCACAACAACTGAGGATGGCACGGGATCCGCAACTGAGGCAATGACCTCTGGTGCTGGTGGTCAATTTTTGATTACTAACGCGGCTGGCGATAACGACCATGACTTTTTTAACTTAAAAGGCGAGTCATTTAAACTAAGTTCTAGCAAAAGAGCTTATTTTTCAGCTAGATTTAAAGTAAGCGATGCGACTCAATCTGACTTTGTCATGGGCCTTCAAATTACTGATACATCACCATTAGCAGTATCAGACGGTGTTTTCTTTATTAAAGACGACGGCGATACAAACCTTGACTTTATTGTTGAAAAAGACAGCACATCAACAGACACAACTGCGATTCATACTATGGCAGACGATACTTTTGTAACTGTTGCATGGTATATAGATCCAATTTCTTCATTGGTTTATTACTCAGTAAACAATGCAGAGCCAGTAGGTGTTGTAAACACAAATCTACCAGACGACGAAGAATTAACTGTTTCATTCGGTATTCAAAACGGTGCGGCCGCGGCCAAAACCATGACTATCGATTACATTACAGTTATCGTAGAGAGATAAAATGGCAGACGCAGTAACCTCTCAAACCATTCAAGATGGTGAAAGAACTGCTGTTTTGCGGTTCACTAACGTATCAGACGGCACGGGTGAATCTGCTGTAAAAAAAGTAGACGTATCTGCTTTAGGATCTAATTCAAGAGGGCAAGCATGCACAGAAGTCCATATTCAAAGAATATGGTGGTCGTGTGTAGGCATGTCGGTAAAGATTGATTTTGATGCTAGCACAAACGTATTAGCTATTGGTTTACCAGCCGATTCAACTGGCGATGAATATTACGATACATTCACCGCGATTCCAAATAATGCTGGTTCTGGTAAAACGGGGGATCTCGATTTTACCACTACTGGCCATTCTAGTGGCGACAGTTACATGATTGTTTTGGAGTTAATCAAGAAATACGACTAATCTATGGCAACGACCAAAGATGTCAAAAGATCAGCTAGCGGTAGGCTTTCCTACCGCGGCGAGTCTTTTCCTGGTTATAACAAACAAAAAAGAACGCCTGGAGCCAACAAAAAGTTTGCCGTATTAGCAAAAAAAGGCGATCAAGTTAAGATCGTGCGATACGGCGATCCCAAAATGTCAATTAAAAAAGATCAACCAGCAAGGAGAAAATCTTTTCGGGCCAGGCATAATTGCGATGCCGTCCAGAAAAAGAAAGATGTTTTTACTGCTGGATATTGGTCTTGTAAAAACTGGTAATTATCATGGTAAAAAGAAAAATAAATAAAGTTATAAAAGGTTTAGAAAAAGCCAGCAAAACACATGCACAACAGGCTAAGACCTTAAAAACCTTAAAGTTTGGCAAGGGCGGTAGTGCTAAATCTAAAACCCCAAGCAATGTAACGAAACCTGCTTTATATCAAAGAGTCAAAGCGGAGGCTAAAAGAAAGTTTGACGTTTATCCGTCTGCTTATGCCAATGCTTGGTTAGTAAGAACTTATAAAAAAAGAGGCGGCGGATATAAAGGCGCTAAAAAAGCAGAAGGAGGCGAAGTGAGTAATAAAAACTTAAAACCAATACCAGCTGGCAATAAAGGCAAGGGCCTATCAAAATTACCACCAAAAGTTAGAAACAAGATGGGTTTTATGAAAAAGGGTGGAGCTGTCATGCTCCAAGCTAGGGGTTGTGGCGCAATCATGGATAGCAAACGCAAGCCTACAAGAGTCCCTAGAGGTTAAAAACCATGGCTATTAGCAGAAGTAGCATTGGCAAATCTGTAAGCAAAGGATCCAAAAAGAAAAGAGATCCAAAGGTTGGCACTGGTAAAAAACCAAAAGGATCTGGTAGACGTTTATACACAGACGAAAACCCAAAAGATACCGTAAGTATTAAATTTAAGACCATGGCAGATGCAACAGCCACGGTTAATAAAGTTAAAAGAATAAAAAAACCGTTTGCTAGAAAAATACAAATATTAACTGTAGGCGAGCAAAGGGCCAAGGTTATGGGTAAAACAGGCATAGCTAATGTTTTTAAAAGAGGCAAAGAACAAATAAGGAAAACCAGGAAAAAATAATGTCTTTAAAAGAATGGTTTGGTAAAGGCCCCAAAGGTGATTGGGTTGATATAGGTGCGCCAAAAAAAGACGGCAAATTCCAAGAGTGTGGACGGGCCTCAACTAAAGGATCCAAAAGAAAATATCCTAAATGTGTCCCCAGATCCAAAGCTAAAAGCATGTCTAAATCAGAGATAAAATCAGCGGTTAGAAGAAAACGTGCTAAAAAACAAGGGGTAGGTGGTAAACCTACAAACGTTAAAACATTTGCCGCAAAAGGCGGTATAATTTCAAATAAGTCGAATATGGGTTTATTCGGCAGATCATAGGAGTAAATATGAAGGGTAAGAAGGGTAAAATGAAAGCTAAAGGCATGAAAAAAGGTGGCAAGATGAAATCTAAAGGCTACAAAGTCGGAGGCAAAGTAAAAGCCAAAGGCATGAAAAAAGGCGGCAAAATGATGGCCAAAGGTATGCGTAAAGGCGGCAAAATGATGTCTAAAGGTGGTGCCATGGGCGGCAAAAAAAGAATGAATGGCAAGAAAAACATGGGCCTTTACGGCAGAAAATAGTTTTACATTAAAGTATTGTGGCGTACTTACATTCAAATATCCCCTACTTTAAGTGTTGGGTAAGAAAAGAATACACTCATAACCATGAGGCATATCATGGCGAGTTTTTACATGCAATGGCCGTTGGTGTTACATCAATGCCATGTAGATGTCTAAGTTTCCAGGTTATTTTCACAGGCATAGCTCCAGATGGCGAACCAGAAGATACGGTTCATGGTGGTGCTATGTGGGCCAGGATGCCGATTACAGCTTTAGTCGGTGACACGGTTTTTGAAGAGTGGCCAGAACCTATGGCCGTGCATGATGCACAACCCTGGGATTGTTCATCCCATCATCATGCGGTTTATGTAATTGATAGGGCAACGCCTTGTCCTTGGATAGCAAAGATTGACGGCGAGTTTTTTCCAGCTAAATACATGTTCACGGTTGATTATACTGAAAGCGAAATCGCGGATGATCCAGCACAACACAAACAAAGTCACGTTATGGAGCTTTTAGATGCTGGTGAATGGACAGGAAACATAGTGGCTTTGCCTAATAATCGTGTCCGAGTTACACATCCAGCTTGGTTCACTCATGGAGAGGGTGCGCCCGACTTCCGACCCTCTGCTCATATACATTACTCTAAATCTGATTTAGACTATACCTTAGACGTAAATCGAGTTTTTGATAACTTGTATAACGACACGGAGGATTAATGGCGACATCTAACAGTAAAAATTTTGAGCCAGACGTAGCTGAATACATAGAAGAGGCTTTTGAGCGTTGCGGTTTAGAATTGCGTACAGGTTATGACCTTAAAAGCGCCAATAGAAGTTTAAACTTAATGTTAGCAGAGTGGGCCAACAGAGGCTTAAATCAGTGGACCATTGCACAAAAAACCGTGGCCATGGTTAAAGACACCACAGAATACAACATTGATAGTACCAATGGTACGGCACCCATAGATGTATTAGACGTCTTTATACGCGAAACAGTGAGCTCAGAAACCACAGATCTGCCTATGTCCAGGTTAAGCAGAGCAGAATACTCACACATTGTTAATAAATCATCGACGGGCAAGCCTAATCAATATTTTATAAACAAACAAATTACACCTACAATTTCAGTTTGGCCAGCACCAGATAAATCGAGCACTTACACTGTGGTTATGAATGTTTTAACCAGAATGGATGACTCAGATTCAGCTACTAATACCATGGAAGTGCCGTTTCGTTTTTATCCATGTTTAACTGCGGGCCTTGCTTATTACATATCTATGAAAAGAGCACCAGAAAGAACTGCCATGCTAAAAAGCATGTATGAAGAAGAGTTCACTAGAGCGTTGTCACAGGATGAGGATAGGGCCTCTTTTAGAATATCTCCAGATATTCGCAGTTATAACAACGCATAATGGCTTTTGCATCGGGTAAATATGCTTACGGAATCTGTGACATAACAGGTTTTCGCTACAAATTAAAGGATATGAAAAGAACCTGGGACGGTTTATTGGTTGGCCCAGATCAATTTGACCCAAAACATCCACAGTTGATGCCAAGACCTGTACCCCAAGATCCGCAGGCATTAAGAAATGCAAGACCAGAGGAAAAAGATGACAACAATTTTTTTGTTGTTTACACTAATGTAGGTGACGGCAAGTTAGGCGAGGAATTAACAACCTTTGGTATAACATCGGGAGTTGGCTCAGTAACGGTATCAATAACATGAGTTTTACATTAGCAACATTAAAAACAGCGGTTCAAGACTATTTACAAGTATCTGAATCTACTTTTACCTCACAATTAAATACATTTATAACCGAGGCAGAAGATCGCATATTTAGCCTGGTTCAATTACCAAAACAAAGAAAAAATGTGCAAGGCACGCTTACATCAAGCAATAGATTTTTGGCCACACCCACAGATTTTTATGCGCCATTTAGTTTGGCAATCATAAGCTCAAATACTTATGATTATTTAGATTTTAAACACTCATCTTTTATCAAAGAGTACGCACCTGGCTCGACCTCAACAGGACAGCCTAAATATTACTCTTTATTTGATGATACAGCTTTTGAGGTTGCACCTATACCCGACGCTAACTATACGGTAGAGTTGCATTATTTACATAAACCAGCATCTTTAACGAGCGGTAGTGACAGCGGTACAACATTTTTGTCAACGGATTATCCAGACGCATTGTTGTATGGTACGTTAGTAGAGGGGGCCATATTTTTAAAAGAGCCACTTGATGTCGTTACCCAATTTGAGGGGCGTTTCAAGGAGGCAGTGGCGAGGATCAAAACTATATCCGAAGGTAGAGGTACCAGGGATGAGTACAGATACGATCTATTACGCACTGGCGTAAATTAGTGGATGAAGTAAAAAATAATCAAAAAACACCAGACGAAAATTTAAAAGGTAAAAGAGTAGCTATTGTTGGTTTAGGAATAAGCCAGGTAGATTTTGCTATTGGTTTACAAAACGGCAGAACATGGGACGAGGTTTGGTGCATTAATTCAGCTGGTGCAACCTATCCATGTCATAAAATATTTATGTTGGATCCTGCCAGTAGATTTTTTGACACAGAAGATGCAGGCAAGCAAACCAATGTCATGCAACGTTTGTTATCAAAAACCACGACACCCATTTACACATGCGAGCTAGATGAAAGGTTAAAAAATCCAATAGTATTTCCCGTTGAAGAGGTGTGTAACGCTACTAAATGTGCATATTTGAACAACACTGTTGCTTATGCAATAGCTTTTGCGTTGTGGCACCAGGTTGGCAGAATAGATCTATTTGGTATTGATTTTTCTTATAAAGAAAACATGCACTTTGCCGAGGCTGGACGCGCTTGCGTCGAGTTTTGGATTAGCAAATGTATGGAAAATGACATACTCGTAGGAATGAGCGGTAGATCTACAGTGTTAGATTCAAACGTACCTGCCACTGAAAAACTTTATGGTTTTCACAGATTGGAAAAACCCTTGGTCGCAATACCACATGAGGGTAAGTTTATAATTGGTCCTTATAATGAAATTAACGAAAGATTAAAAAAAGTGGGATTGAAAATAAACGAAGATGTTGCACCACCAGAACCGTACAAAGGATGAGCGTAGATAGTCAATTTAAACTTGGAAACATATCTGTTCATGCGACGCAGAATGAAGGACACTCACCAGAATTTTGGGCCGAACAAGCAACAAAAAAAATTTGCGATTATTCTAACGAGGCACCAGAGCATATAAAACAACAGGCTCACGCTTTCCAAACTCAAGTTTATAATGTAATCTTACATAGTATTAAAAATGCAATTAAGTCAAAGAATACGACTTATGTAAATTTGTTAAAAAAACAAGGCCACAGTGACATGGCCGATATTATAAAGGAGCTTTAAATGGCTATTACATCGGCAATATGCACAAGTTTCAAACAAGAACTTTTGGTTGGAACACATAACTTTACTAATAGTAGCGGTAATTCTTTTAAATTAGCGTTATACACATCCTCGGCTACCTTGGGTGCTGGAACAACAGCTTATGTTACTACTGGAGAGGCATCTGGAACTAATTATACAGCCGCAGGCTCGGCGCTTACTAATGTAACTCCAGCAACATCTGGAACCACTGCTGTATGTGATTTTGCAGATTTAACTTTTACTAATGCTACCGTTACTGCTAGAGGTTGTTTAATATACAACGACACAAATAGTGATAAGGCTGTTTGTGCTATTGACTTTGGCGGTGATAAAACTAGCACGGCTGGTGATTTTACAATTGTATTCCCGAGCGCGACAGCTACAGGTGCGATTATAAGATTGGCTTAATTCTATTTTTAAAATGGTAGAATTTAGATATGCCGCTTACAAAAGTTAATTTCAGACCAGGAATCAATAAAGAGGAAACCGATTATTCTAATGAGGGTGGTTGGGTCGATGGTAACTTTATTCGGTTTAGAAAAGGTCGTGTTGAAAAAATTGGCGGCTGGGAAAAATACATAGATTCTACTCTTGTCGGTTCCCCCAGAGCTTTGCATGCTTGGATAGCTTTAGATGGTACTCAATATTTAGGCGTTGGAACCACAAACAAATATTATGTTGAAAATGGTAATGTTTATTACGATGTTACCCCTATCAGAAGATCCTCAACTAATTCAACAACTTTCGGGGCCACCAATGGATCCTCAACTATAACTGTTACTGAAACAGGTCATGGGGCAGTAAACGGAGATTTTGTAACTTTTTCAAGCGCAGTAAGTTTAGGTGGCAATGTTACTGCGGCTGTTTTAAATCAAGAATATCAAATAAATTTAGTTACAGGCGCTAACACTTATGAAATAACTGCAAAAGATACCTCTGGCGCTACAGTGACAGCCAATGCAAGCGATTCTGGAAACGGTGGATCTGCAACAGACGCAGTTTATCAAATCAACTCTGGCCTAGATGTGTTTGTACCCAGCACAGGTTGGGGTGTTGGTACATGGGGTGCTGGTGGTTGGGGAGCGGCCACTGCATTAAGTGACACTAACAACCTTAGACTTTGGACACATGACAATTTTGGAGAAGATTTAATAATAAATCCTAGAAACGGTGGTATTTTTAAGTGGGACGAAAGCAATGGCTTAACAACAAGAGCTGTGGAGTTATCTGGTATATCGGGGGCCAACAAGGTTCCAACGAAAGCCTTACAAGTTATTACCTCAGAAACCGATAGGCATTTAATTGTTTTAGGCGCAGATCCACTTAGCGGTGGTTCAAGAACAGGAGCTATTGACCCTATGTTAGTGGCCTTTTCGGATCAAGAAAATGAATTAGAGTTTGAGCCTTTGAGCACTAACTCAGCTGGGTCTTTGCGATTATCTAGCGGTTCTTCAATTATTGCTGGTATTAAATCGAGGCAAGAGGTTTTGATTTGGACTGATACATCTATATATAGCATGCAGTTTATCGGTCCGCCATTAACTTTTGCCATGAATTTAATCAACGAAGGCGCTGGTCTTATTGGCCCGAAAGCGGTGGTCAACGCACCGAATGGTGTTTTCTTTATGTCTAAAAACGCCTTTTACTTTTATAACGGATCGATTAAAAAGTTAAATTGCAGTGTGCAAGACTATGTGTTTGGTGATCTAAACGTGGATCAGTCTTTTAAATGTTTTGCTGGTTTAAATGAAGAGTTTTCCGAAATATGGTTTTTCTATCCCTCGCAAACAGACAGCACCAACGAAATATCAAGATATGTAATTTACAATTACGAGGAAGATTCATGGAGCATTGGATCCTTAGAAAGATATGCTTGGTTAAATCCAGGCATTAACGAAAAACCTTTAGCCGCGGGTGAAACCTCATCAACCAAAGTAATTTATCAACATGAAACAGGATCTAATGACGATGCAAGCTCCATGGATGGTGTTTTTGTTGAGTCTGCTGATATAGATATTACCGATGGCGACAGTTTTGTTTTTCTTAAAAAAGTAATACCAGATATATTGTTTCAAAATGATATTGGTGCAAATCCAGATGCGGCTTTGAATGTAGTGGTGAAACGACGAGACTTTAACAACCAAACCCTCACCACTGACTCAACCACACAAATAAAAAACAGCTCTACTTTTTCTAGTTTGCGAACAAGGACCAGGCAATTTGTTTTACGATTTGAGTCAGATGATGACAACACAGAGGCAGATAGAAAAGATTTTAAATGGAGATTGGGTAATACCCGTGTAGATATACAACAATCTGGACGTAGATAATGGCTAAATTACTGCCAACCCGACTTCCGCAGGCTCAAGGAACAGAAGTTTCGGTTGATACGTTCAACAGGCTTGTTAGAATATTAGAGTTAAACCTAGGCGCGGAGGATCCAGATGTCATTCGGAGCTACACAAATACAGAGCTTGGCGAATTGCAATTCGCAACAGGCTCTATTATATTTAACAGTACGACAGAGGTTCATCAAGGCTTTGATGGCACTGAG